GAAGATTCTTCGCACCCGAGTATAAGGAGAAATTCTCGGAATGCCATGCCCGCACTTACGGGAACGTCGGTATTACAACTCATGGAGAACGTTATGAGCAAGGTGAGTCTCGTGGCTCCGGAGAGATGGGAACGTCTCTTTGGAACACGATTATTAACCTGTTCATCCTCTTCAATGCTAAGTATACTGAGTGCCGCGACTATGACGCATCATGGACGTGGCTCATGGAAAAAGTGTTAGCTGGTGGTGATGATAGCATCGCCGGCGATATTGAAGACCGTTTCCTGATTTTATCTGCTAGAGATTGTGGTTTTATCCTCAAGTGTCCCACGTACATGAGAGGAGATAGTGGTGTCAACTTCTTGGCTCGTATTTACGGCCCTGATGTTTGGAATGGTGATCCGAACTCAGTTTGTTCACTCCGTCGTCAATTGGAGAAATTCCATTTGACTGTTCACGCTACTATTACCCCGCAACAGAAGCTCTTTGAGAAATCAGTCTCTTTCCATCTGACCGATCCCAACACTCCCGTCATAGGCCCCTTAGTGAATAAGGTGTTAAGCCTAACCCCAGGTTACCAGACCACGGGGACCGTAACTCGATTCGGTGACGATTGGTCAGCAGACCTCCAGTACCCCAACGCAAAAGCCGATTGGATGAATGAGGTCGCGAAAGAGGAATTGCCTTTACTTCAGCTTGAGTCGCTGGTACAATGGATTGACGAAGTCAAGACGCTAGATGAGCTCTTGAACGCACCCTGCTTCTTTGAGGAAGGACGAGAATTCACGTTTGATGAATGGGACCCTGAGCCCGGAATCATCGTGAAGCGGACACTTGATCTACTGATCATTCCGCCCGCCCCTCCACCCGTTAAGAGGCAGAGAGCCGTGGTTGAAGACAAGCCCAAAAAGCCTGCTCCAGCGGGTGAGCCAGCGAAAGCTGACTCACCTGTTGCAGCAGACAAGAAGAAGAAGTTTGTCAAGAAGCCGTCGTCACCTAGTGCTGGTGTTAGACCTGAGGTAAAGAATTCGGAAGGACGTTAGTGGGACGGGTACGGGTATGCCGGGTGTGATGTGGATTTCGCACCCTGTCGTTTAAAATAATATATTTGTTTGCTTGCCCGTGAATAAACGCTAAATTACCGACCTCCGCATTCAACCCCTGTGTCAATACAATGGTGAAGAAACGAGGTGCTACGAAGAAGAAGCGAAATGGACGCGGTCCACGGCCAGTGCGGTCTAATGTCTTGGCTAATAACCAGGATCTTAGACCTATTGTGCCTAGACCAATGCGCAGAGCATCTGGTGGACGATCTATCAGACCCCAACATGTCAAGGGTGTCTGTTCCGTCACCGATCCTTTCTGCCCTGCATCCAAGAACTCCAAGTGGCCCGACGGCACGTCGGGTAACACCCTCACCGAGCAATTTCGAGGAAACGTCACTGTCCAAGTTGACGCTAATGGTAATGCATTCAATTGCTTTACAGCTGCTGCACCTTTTGGTGCCATCGGCTCCGCAGTCGTCGCTGGTCCGCCAGCTATCGCAACCACTGTTGCCACGTACACAACGTACAAGGCAAACAGTATGCTTGCTACTTATGGTTCTAATTACCGTATTGTATCAGCAGGTTGTGTTGTAAGATGCATAGCCTCCGCTACACAAGCGGCAGGTATCTTGACGCTAGGAACCGCCACACCCGCTGCAGTATCTACAGCCTACACTATGGGTTCTGAACTCTATAGTGAAGTAACTGTCAAAGCGATTCAACCAGGCATGGAGATGTCCTGGGTATCACAACCCGGGAGCACAGGAGCTCGAGACTTTATCTCTCAGTCTACCAACACCAACGTCCAATCTGATTGGACTGCGATGTATTTGGAAGTACAGGGAGCCACCGCCTCTACCACACCATTGGTAGTCGAGTGGTTTATTAATGTCGAGTTCAATCCGCTTTCCACCTCTCGCGCGCTTACAGCGATCGCGAAAACAAATCCTCCGAAGTCCGTAATGGCTGAGACTGCAACATCCACTGTTCACTCAAGCCTCGG